TATTGAGCCAGAGATACAAATCTTGCCCAGAAAACCACAGCCAGTTATAGATTCTATAAAAGTTAAACATCAATCAAAACAAGATAAGAGAAAAACTGCCAAAGAATGGAGAGAAAGGGCTATGGCTGTAGGTGTTCCTATTCTGCCTAGAGGTCGCAAGACTCCATCTCAGAAAAAAGAGTGGCAAAAGCTGGTTATTGAAAAGGAAAAACAATTTCTATAGAAAGGGGGCAGTTAGCCCCCAATCATTTATTTTATAGTTACTTCTTGTTTCTTAGGAATAGTAGGTTCTTTCTTAGGAATTTCAATCCTGAGAACACCATCTTCAAAATTTGCAGATATATTCTCTGTATCAAGTAAATCACCAAGTTGAAATGACCTTCTAAACGAAGAATGTTTTAGTTCTTTACGAATGTAACGAACATTTTCATCATCTAACTGGTGTTTATCACCACTTATACTTAAAATGCCCTCTTCTATTTCTATTTTGAGTGCATCTTTCTTTAATGATGGTATTTCGGCAATAATTACAACACAATCATCGTAATCTGCTACATCTACTTTGGGAAATGAACCTTTTTCAAATGATATACCAAAGTTTTTTTCAAATTCTGGGAATTGATTCGAAACAATGTTATCAAACATTCTATCAAAGGGTGTTAAAAACTCATCTCGGTTGAAATGAAGGGGTACTTTTGCTATTTTCATAATAACTCCTATATGCTAGTTAATTTAATTGTCCTCACATTGAGCAACAACATACTTAAATTTACTAAAAATAAGAGTTTACAACAAGTCTTTTTGCTTAATGACTCTCTGAGTGTGGTAAGAACCACATTCTGGGCATTGGTCTTCTTTCTCAAACTCAGAACTTAGTGTTTTCCAAGACCATGAGCATGACTTACAATACCAAAGGGCTATATTGTAACCTTTCATTAATTTTTTTCCCAGTTTTCTCTTTCGGCTGACATCTTAGCTAGTTCTTCCATTAATTCCTCATTGGTTGGAATCTTTATGTCTTCTACCATTTTGTTTGATGCATGAATGAGTGATGCCAATAATTGATTATTAGCTAATTGTATTTCTGATAAATCTGTTAATCGTCTATCTAAGTCTTTTATTAACCCTTCAAGTGTCATAAGATAATCTAAAAGGTCTTCTATCTGTCCCATACTAACTTTCCTTATATTTGTTAGTATAAACTAGTAACGATTATATGTAGTATGCAAGAGTTGGTTATTTAGATAGTGCCTTATCTATTTTTTCAGAAAATTTATTATCCAATGTTTTTTCTGATTTATCATTAATCCCTATAAAGTTCTCTACATATGTTCCACTTCTTAAGTGCTTATAGTTTCCAAAGTTATGATTAAAACCATGTAGTGCTACTTGTAATTTATTTCCATTAGACTCTAGGCTGTTAAATAGAGTTCCTGTTTCTATTAGTGGCTGACCTGTTTTGTATTCTCTATTTAAAGACTTTCCATTAACATCTGTAGAGTTGTCTATATTTAATTTAGTATCTTTCTCAACACTTCTTACGTAATCAACTAGGTGTTCCTTTACTATTTTAGGAATTTGACTAGATAGTTTTTTAAAATCAGCATTAATTTTCATTTTGATTTGCATCTGGAGCTTCCTGTATTATATCAGCATTAACTGATTTGTTTTCCTCAATGATAGATTGTGCTTGTTGCAAACTCAAATCTTTATTCTCTCTTACCATTATTTTAGCTTGAGTGATTAGATTTTGCTTTAGGTCGAACTCGTCTTTAAGAATTTGGTCTTGTACTGTTTTAGGGTATTCAACTTCGTAAAAATCAATGCCAAACTCTTCAGGTAAGGAAATACCATTATATCCAGCAATAGTTCTTTCAATATCATATAATTCTTTTTCGTACAATCTCCAAAGAGAAACATCATCATAGTAATCTTCTTTTCTTTCCATGTCTTTAACCATAAGAGAAATACCACTAGGTACTTCACCACCTGATTCAGCCCATTGTATCCATAAATGATTATTAGATGCCACTAATTCTATTTGAAATTTAATATTCTGAATAGCTTCCATAATATTACCATTAGGGCTAGTAATGTTATAAGCACCATCATCACCCATATCAAGAATAGTATTTGAACCAGCACGAACCATATTTTGGTCAGCATTTAATCCATTTACCCAAGGTTGACCAAACATATTAAATCTTAATCCAAGATTCATCTCTGTCATGCTAATATTAACTTGTTCGTTACAATTTATAATATCATTAGCACCTTCTACATAAAAAGAGTCTATTTGGTCTTCTCTATGTGTGAAAGCAAATGGAAGAATGCCATACGGATTATCTTTTTCGTTTTGTATGTCACCATCTTCATTCATAATAATATACTTCTCAGAATCCCAGTATTCCCATTGCAACCCTTCATTATCTGATAAATCCGCTGTTTTATTTAGCAGAGGGTAGATAATTGCTGTTGGTTTAAAAGGATTCTCATCAAAATACGCTTCAAAGTAATAAATTGGTCTATAATCAAAAACGCCATCATTCCAATATACTCTATTGGCAATAGTACCAAGTAATCTAGTCATTCTCTCAGAATGCTTCATCCTAACATCTTTTGTTGGTGTTAGTTCAGTATATTTATCACTTTCTACATTTCTTTTAGCACCCAATGTGTAGATGCCACTTACTTTATTGATAAATTTTCTTGTAAAGTTTTGAAGAGCAGGTGGTATTTCACTAAAAGCATCTCCTTGAAAGTAAGGTCTTATATACTCTTCAGTAGAAGTGCCAGAATAATAATCAAGATATTTCCTAATTTCTTTTCTTCTGTATTGTGATTTTAATAACTTAGCCTCGCTTAGTCTGTCTTTAATTACTTTGTCTATCATCTTTGTATCCTTTTCATTTCTCTATTTCTCATTGGAAATCTATTAATTATAAAATATCTAAAAGCATCGTTTCCATGGTCGTGATAACCATCTTTGATTGGCTCTTCTTTAATTGGTTTGCCATCTTCTGATTCTGGGTATCTATATTCCTCAAAATCTTCTATGACCTCTTTGCAATTTTTATGAACATGAACTCTTCTTACACCATCGGCACTTTCGAAGAATCCCCTAGTGTAAGAAACACTATTAACAATATTTCTACTCATTCTATCTTTTGTAGATAAGACTTTAATTCCACTTCTTCTAAATATCTCCATATCTCCAGCACCACTCTGCCCCTGAACATTAGCACCAGCAGGGTCACCATAATATGACATTATTGGATACCCCTTAACCTTAATCATTTTAATTAAGTCTTCTGTTTTAATATTATTCTTATGTAATATGCAGTCAAATACTCTTATATGCTCAAATTCTCCATCAAACTGAGTCTGTATAAAAAGAACTGCTGGTTGCCTATATCCAAAGTCTATTGTACAGAATGTAGGCAAATTAGGGTCATATGGGAAGTCTCCCACATCTTTATCTCTATGAAAATCCCAAACCTTACCTTCAAATACAGAAAACTCTGCACCAAACTCTTGCCCAAAAAGTTCTTTAGACATATTTCTTTTTCTTTCTACAATAGCTGGGTCATCCTTTCCCAATGGAAACTCATGTTGGTTTTTCCAAGATGGAGATGTATAACTATTCCACTCTTCATCCTGCTTGCCTAATTTATACAAATCATATATCCAATTTCTGCCCTCTGGGGTAGTAATAAAAATAACCTTACCTTTTCTACCAGCTACAGTAGGAGATAGGTACATATCCCAGATTTTCTTATTCATCTTGGCTACCTCATCAATTACAAGTAGGTCAAGTCCTTCCCCCACCAATGAATCCGCATTATCCGCTGACATTCCTTCAACAGTAGTTCCCCACTTAAAACGAATGTACATATCTTTTTCTGATGCTTTATCTATATCTTCTCCATGACCAATAACCATTCTTTGCCATATTTCTCTAAATATTAATCTAGCTTTCTTATATGACATCCCTACTACCCAAATACGTTTATTTGGTTGAGATGCTACATAAGTAGCTTCCATAGCACTAGCCCAAGTCTTTCCAAATCGTCTGCCACATACAATTACATGAAATCTGGCATCTTTTTTTTCTGGGTAGTGTAGGGCTAATTGCCCACTATGTGGTTTGTAGTCAAGATACTTAAACCACTTTCTCTTAAATTCGTAATTTTTTTCTTGCATTAGAATAGTGTTTTAAGTTAGTTTATGATATACATATTATGCAAGGGAATTTTGCATAAATTAACCAACTCACTTAAGAGGTAAAAATGTCAGAAGAAAAGACCATCGAGCCAGATGTAAAACAGGAAGCCGACACTCAAGTCGAAAACAATGTACAGGATGCTATTCCTCGTTCAAGACTAAATGAAGTAATCTCACAAAAGAAAGAACTTGAAACAAAGTTAAATGAGATGAAAAGTATGGTAGAGGAGAAGCAAAGGGCAGAACTTGAAGAACAAGGTAAATTATCTGAACTAAATTCAGTATTAACAAAAGAGAATGAAGAATTGAAAGTAATTAAAACTCAGTTTGAATCTCAAGATACTAGATTAAGGAATGATGCTTTGTCAAGACTGCCTGAAGATAAAAGAGAGAAATTCTCTAGTTTACCTACAGATTCTCTTTTAGATGTAGTTGAGGAGTTATCATCTGCTAAAAGCAATCCACAAAATAATGTTGGAACTGTTTCTAGGAAAGATGTTGATTTTAAAAGTATATCTAAAGAAGAGCGTAGAGATAACTGGAGTTCTATTCTCAATAATTTTAAAAGATAACTTAAGGAGTAAACAAAATGGCTTTTACAGACCCATTTGACGTAAACGTACACTCAGGAGGTACTGGAGCAGTAACACCAAATATTGCTGACCAGTTTATCCCTGAAGTTTGGGGGCAAGCTATATTAGAGGCTTTCCAACAAAAAATAATGATGAAGAATGTCGGAATTGATTTGTCACCAGAAATTGCAAATCAAGGCGATAAGATTCATCTACCACACATTGGTGTTCCAGCACTTAGTGCTTTTACACAAGGTGGTGAGATATCTGCTGATGTAACAAGTGGTGGTAGCATGACAAGTGATGAGACATCTTTAACTGTTTCTGAATATAATGTAGGTTCTGCTTACATTCCAGACATTGTTAAAGTTCAGTCTAACTATGACTTGATGGAAATCTATGCAAAGCAATTAGCATATTCTTGTGCTAGAGGTTTTGATAACTTCCTACACTTTAAAGTAGCTGAAAATCTACAAGGTTTACTTGCTAGTGCTACTGGTGCAATCGGTGCTGACGCTAACGAGTCAATGCATGTTCAAACTACTGGTTCAGTTCTTTCTCAGGCTAACTTAACTTCCTTAATGGGGTTAATTCTTGGAGAAACTGGTGACACAGAAGGTTGGAACTTGGTACTGTCTCCAGAAATGTATGCAAGTTTAAACTCGCTAACTAGTTACTCTCAAGGTACTCAAGCAACATTAGGTGCTGAGTTTGGAAGAACTGGTAACGCTGGTGCTATTCTTGGTATGCCTGTTTGGATTGCTCAATCTCCTTATATGGGTTCTGCTTCTGGTGGAGCTGATGTAAGTGCTGATGCTACTAAAGGTATTAAAGCTCTTGCTGACCTTGAAACATCTGGCACAGACGATAATGATATCGTTTACGGATACGCAATTCATGAATCTGCTCTATACTTTGCTTTCTCTAAGGAAGCTAAGATGCAGGCTTCTTACAGACACTCTTACCTATCTACACTCGTAACTTGCGAGTCTGTATATGGTGGTGCTGTTAGAAATGCAGATAGTGATGGTGAAAGACGAATCTTTGGATTAGTTGATTACGAATAAATTACTTAACAGTAATTAAAATCTTGGGGGGAGTTTATTCTCCCCCTGAGAATAACCAAGATACCCATGAGACAGCCAAGCTCGGTAAGGTATCATAACTCAGGAGAAAAAATATGGCAGACTTACGCAAATACTCAGTAAATGAATCAAATAACATAGGACTAGGACAAGCTGGTTGTTTATTCGAAGATGGCACAACTGCTATCTCAGGCAAGAAAATCATTGCCATTCAATTCATTGCTGATTCAACCTTTACAACATTAACCCCTGAAAGTGCATCGTATGTAGGCACAGCAGGCGGTAACGGAGATGCAATAGACTCATCTAACTCATTCCCTGCTGGGGTAGTAATTTTTGGTAGATGGACTGCTTTTACATTAGCAAGTGGTTCAGTTATAGCTTACTTAGGATAAGCCAATGCTAGGATTAGGCAACATCCTTACAAAAGGTGGGGCATTACTCGGCTTTCCCAACAAGTATTCCTTCAATTTCGATGGTTCTAATGATTATTTAGAGGTGTATGATACTAATGGTCTTGATTTTACAACTGCATTAACTGTAAGTGCTTGGGTTAGAAAAACAAGCACAGGCTATGGTTGGATAGTAGATAAAAAGAATAGTAGTGGTGAGTGTTTTAAACTTGATATTAGTTCTAATTCTGATGGAAGTGGTAGAATACGAGCAAGAATATTTCATAGTGGTGGTTCTTATAAAGAATTAGAAGATTCAACTGCTAATTATAATGATTCTCAATGGCATCATATTGTGCTTACTTACCAAGCATCTACAGCAATAAAAATTTATGTGGATGGTACAGAAACAGCATCAACTACAAGTTCAATACCCTCAAGTATGGATACAA